ATTAAAATATGTTCCTTCTAATACTGATTTTACATTAGAATCACCTGAATTAAGAGATATAGTCAATGAAAGCGAAATTGTAGATGATTTAAGACAATTAACAGCACAATATAAAAGAACAGAACAAGAAATAGTAACTGCTTATGAAGCAATACAATTTATTAGAAATAATGAAGCAATACATGGACGAGAACGTAAAAAATTATTAGGTCAATTTGCTGAGTTTGAAGAATTACCTCAAATACAAGAATTACAGCGTAGAATAGAAATCGGAAAAGATAGATTAATACAAATACAAGGATACATAGATGGTGCTGAAAATTTTAGAAAAAGAAATAAAGAAGCTCTTTTAGAAAATCAAGCAGAAATCGATAGAGTAAATAAAGCAAATCGTATTTTACTAAAAGAAAAAAGTGATGAAATTAATTTACTAAATCGTGGAAAATTAAATTTAAAACAACAACCAAATGAAAGCGATGAAGAATTTAAACAACGATTATTAGATGTGGGTCAAGTTGAATATGATGAAGAAGCAGTAATACAAGCAGCAGAGCGTAGAACAATCGAAAAATTTAAACAAAACATGAAAGAATTAACACGAAATAATACTTTAGTAGAACAGATCATTATGATTGCAGGAGCAGAGAGTATTTTTGAATATAATAAATTTTTCTCTCTTATTTCTACAAAATTTAAAGAAGTATATAGTCGTGCTAAATTAACTGAAAGAGATGCACCAGAATTAGTACAATTTTTTAATAATACAATTAGTGGAGTAAGTAAAAGAGCTATACCTGATATTGATGTTTCAAGATATAGAGAATTAACTCGTGAAGCAAGAGCAGCAGAAACACCAAGAACAGAAGATGCATTACGAGCAATTTTAGATTTTGAACCACCTGAAAGTGTAAGACGAGCAGCAAGCGAAGAAATTAATGCAATATTTGATTTAGAACAAAGAGCATTAGGTGGATATTATCCTGAAGAAACTCTACCAGTCATTCCAATTAAACCAGTTACTACAAAACCAATAGGTGAAGAAGGTAATTTATTACCAGTTGCTGAATTTAGAGAATTAGGTAGTCCTCCAACGATTGGACGAGCTGAATCAATTGGAGCAGCTGAAGCGATTCCTTTTAATCCTTATGAAATGAAAAAAGAACAAATACTTGCAGAATTTGGACCAAGATATGATGAAGGAAAATCAAGAGGTAATTTATTAAGAAGTAATTCCATTATAAGTGGAAAACCACCTACAAGAGATGAAATTTTAGAACGATTACAAAGTTCTAGAATCATTGGTACACCTGATACATATCAAAAATCACCACAAAAAAAGAAAATAGGTCGTCCTATTGGTTCAGGATTCTTGGAAGAAGTTCCTAAGTTTTTACAATTCGGAAAAATAGCCATTAATCCAAGAGCGTTATATTATGACAATAATTTAATTGTAATGAAACATAATAAACATCATTTAAATGGATTTAATAAAACAAAAGTAAGCGATCATTTTGTCAATGCTATGATGAAATTATTAAATAGTGAATCACCAAAACATGAAGATTTAAAACATTTTGATTTAAAAGAAAAAGAATTGTATGATACAGTCATTCATTTAGCAGGTTTACATAAACGTGTGGAACATAATTTAGACAGAACAAAACAAGCAATGAAACATCGTTTTGATTTATTAGATGGAGAGATAAATGCAGGAAATGATAATAAAGAAATAAAAAAAGAATTAAAACAATTAGTACATAGAATGGCTTTTGCTGGAATGATTACTCATCATGAAGCTCATCAATATCTTTATCCAAATATGAGAGAAAAATATCAAAATAGAGCCTCTAAATCCAAGAAATAAGGAAATTATTATCTTTAGTAATAATATATGTATCATCCAGCTCACATAGCCGCTCTTTCGAAAAAACAAGTTAGTAAATTACTTAACGGTCACCCTGTAAGAGTAAGAGGTGGCGGTCATCACAAAATACACATTTCAGCAGAACACCACAAAAAACTACATAAAGCACATGCTAAAGGTTGTGGTATTACATTAACTTTAGATCCTTATGCTATAGAACATAATCAACATCTCCGCCATGATGTAGGTATGGGTGGAAAATTAGGACAGAATTTTGGTAAATTTATCGTTCATGAAGGTCTTGAGCCTCTTATTACAGCAGGTGTAGAGCGTGGTGTTCGTGGTATTCAAACAGGTCATGGTATTATGAGTATGGCTAAGGCATTTACACCAAAACCAATGAGAAGAATGGTAAGTCGTAATATTAAGCGTGTAGGTGGTAATGTGAATCGTGGTAAAAAATTCGATAAATGGATGGGAAAAATCGGACACACTATTAAATCTATTGGTGATTACATTAAACCAGTAGCAAAACCATTACTTCGTGGAGCAACAAATATGGCTTTATCAAAAATGGGACAGCCAAGTCTTCCAAGTGGACCAAGACAATATCCAAAACCAGTTATAGCACAAGTAGCAACATCAGCACCTGAAGTTCAATATTACCCTGATGTTAGTGAACTCAATGGGGCAAGTGATTTAGGACTTCCACCTCTTCCTGATAATTACGAAATACCATACGGCAAAGCATATGCAGCAGGTATTCATCGTAGACATAAACCAAAAAGCAATTCCCATGGAATGGGTCGTAAAAAAGCACATCGTCCAAAACGTATCATGAGTGAGGCACAGAAAGCAGCATTAGCTAAAGGTCGTGCAGCTTTACGAATCCGTTTAAATGAGATGGGAGCAGGTCGTAAGACACCAAAACATCGTAAGACACCAAAACGCCGCCATACAGGTAAATCGCTGATGCCTGCTGGTTATTAGACCGATGAGGGTATTGATATAAAAATTGAATTAAAGCATATTGATATAATTATATAAATGGAAAATGCAAAAATTTATAAGATTATAAATGATGTAAATGATAAAATTTATATTGGAAGTTCTACTTATCAATATTTATGTAATAGAATGAATATACATCGTATGTCTTGTAAAGATACAAGTGGTCGTCGTAATTCAAAATTATATATTCATATGAGAGAAATTGGTATAGAACATTTTAAAATTGAATTAATTGAAAAATATGAATGTAAAACAAAAGAAGAATTAAAAGAACGAGAGCAATATTGGATAGAACAAATAAAACCTGAATTAAATATGTTTAGATCAATAGCAAATCCAAACTATGAAAAAGAATGTCGTAATAAAGAAGAAAGAAAAAAAAAATGTAATGAATATTATTATTTACATAAAGAAGAAATATTAACAAAAGGAAAAGAAAAAATTACTTGTGAATGTGGTAAAATTATATCAAAAAATTCTTTAAGAAAACATAAAAAAATATGTTCTAATATATAATGCCTAAAAAAGCAGGGGCTTTAAGTTCTAAGCAATTACAAGGATTACTCAATGCAAGTTATGATAAGAAAATACGAAATGTAGATGGTTTTCAACAAGATAGATCATTATCTACCAAAACATCAAAAGTATATGTAAATCCTGAAACAGGTCAAACTGTAGTAGCACACAAAGGAACATCAGGAATTATGGATTGGGGAAATAATCTTGTGTATGCTTTAGGTGGTAGAAAAGCATATAAACATACAAGCCGATTCAAAGAAGCTCATAAAGTACAAAAAGCAGCTGAAACGAAATATGGTAATAAAAATATATCAACTATTGGACATTCACAAGGAGGATTACAAGCCGAATTATTAGGACGACGAGGAAAAGAAACCATTACATTAAATAAGGCAACTAGACCATTTGCGAATAGTCCAGCAAAAAATCAAACAGATATAAGAACACAAAATGATGCTGTTTCGGCTTTAAATCCTTTTCAAACAATGAATCAAACACACTATATAAAGGGAAATTTAAATCCTTTAGCCGCTCATTCTATTGATACATTACAAGGAACAAATGAAACATTTGGTAAAGGTATTAAACTAAAAATGGGAGGCAATAATATCACAAGTAGTGATGATATTGACAAAATGTGTAAAGGAATTGTAGGATACAAAGGATGTTTTACAAAAGAAGAATTACCAAAATTAACAAATGGATTTTATGTTATTAATTTAAACGGACATAGTCATTGGACTTGTCTTATGAAAAATGGCGATATATGTTTTTATTATGATTCTTTTGGATTTCCAGCACAAGAAGAAATAGAGAGAAAGATGGGAAATTATGTTTATAATAATAGAGATAATCAAGATTTAGATGCATCATCTTGTGGTTTTTATTGTGTTGCTTTTATAAAATTTATGAGAGAACATGGTAATTCTATGAAAGCCTTTCAAACATTTGTCTCTCTTTTTGATAAAGATACAAAAAAGAATGACATGATATTACAAGCCATTCTAAAAGATTAAACACGATAGAAACCTAAAAAGTTCTTTCGTAAATGTCCGCCTTTTTGACCTTTTAAATCTATCAAGAAAAAAGAACGAGGTTCGTTTGTAGCATCTTGATACATTTTTTTAAAATGTTCTTTTTCTATATCATAAACATTATGATTCTTTAAAATATTATTGACAGTATGTGTATCATTTAATTTAAATAAAATAAAATAATTAGCATTACGAGAAATTACTTTTGGTACAGATGTATAATTTTGAGCCATAAAAAAACTGGTAAATCCTGCTTTACGTCCTGAAATAGCAAAATCATTGAGTTTTTTCATATCTTTTGGTTTTAAATTAATCCAATCATCAAAAATAATAAGTTTTTCATGTTTTCTATCATCTTCAAATGATTTCACATCAGGTAATTCAGCAATATCTGTGATTACTTTCATTTCAGGTATTTTTTGCTTTAACATATTATAAAGAGGTTCATCACTTGAAACAGGATTAAAAAGAATGATATCATAAAAGGCTTCATCTTTCCTCGATAAAAAATCAATAAGGGCATTAGTTTTACCTGTCCCTGTTTGTCCGATACAAACAATAATTGAATTTGGTAAAATATGATGTTTTTTAAAATGTTTATCTGTTTTGTTATTTGATTTTAAGTCTTCAGGTAATTTATCATACCAATTGACAACTTCCATATATTATACAACAACATTATTTTTTTCTAAACTTCTCTTTTCATTTTGTTTTTCATTTAATTTTTTTCTATTCATCTCACGATATTTTTTTTGATAGTCTTTTCTATCTTCAGCAAGTTTATTTTTATTAATTTCATAATATTCTTTTTGATAATCTTTTTGATATAATGAAATGGTTTCTTTATTTATTTCATTATACAACTTACATTTTTCATCATGTTTTTCCAATTTTTAAAACACCATTATAAGTTAATCCTTCAATATAATCAGTGCTTAACTGTGTATTTACATTTATAATACTTGTGTTTATACCAGCAGAAAATGTCTCTAATGCTGTTGCTGTATCCATAGTAGTTTTTTGTAAATATAAAGCATTTGCTTGTGTTAATGTAAGATTCGAAGTTTGTCCTGTCTCAAATATAGTAGGATTAAAATTTAAATTAGAAAAAGAATATAATGGTGGATTATATGCCGTCATATATTAAGTTTTTAAAATAATTTTAAGTAATTCGTGTAATTGTAACATATATAGTAGTTATACCAATTGAAACACCTGATGATTTACCATTTAAATACCATGAAGCGGTTGATGTAGTATTGATAATGACTGTATTTCTTGAAATGCATCCACTTGTTGATGATGTATTACCACCTGCCGCTCGTGATGAATCTGATGAACCTGTAGTAGATGATATATAATGTTCGAAATAAGCAATTGATGAAGCATTTACAAATAAAGAAACTTCAACTATCCAAATACCAGCAGGAACAGAAAAACTAGACCATTGTGTAACTGTGTTTGCTGTTCCTGATGTTGTTGCTGTTCCATTTGTTACAAGTGTAGTTCTATAACCTTGTGAATTAGTTGAAAGAGTTGGTATAGAAGTATAAGTAAGTTGTAAAGGATAAAATGTTGAAAAAGGAGAAGCAACATTAAAAGCACTTGTAGAAGAAGCTCCAACAGTAATGTTTGTAGATTGACCGCCATTTGTAGCAATATTAATAGCACCTGTTCGTGAACCATTTACACCAATATTTAATACTCCTGATGTTTGTAAATTGCCTATGTCTACAGATCCTGTTGCATTTGTAATGTTATTAATACCACTACCAGTAATGTCTAAACTACTACAATGAACTGAATTTGTATTATTATTGATTTTAATTGTTTTTGTTCCAGAATCAGCACCAATTGAAATAGCAGGTGAAGCGTCTGTATTTCCAGTATTGACTGTAGCAATAGTAATTGTTCCAGTATTAGAAGAAGAACCAATAAGTAAATTGGAAGCAGTAGTAGTGGTGGCAACACTATTAGTAGCAATACCAGCAGAAAATGTCTCTAAAGCTGTTGCTGTATCAGCTGTGGTTTTTTGTAAATAAAGAGCATTGGCTTGTGATTGTGATATACCAGATGTGGATGTTGGAAAGAATGCAGGATTATATATACTCACAGTATAAGTAGGAGGATTAAAAGCAGACATATATATTAAGAATGTAAAAAAAATATATATATTCATTATATATGGCTTATTCTCTTGTTTTAAATAGTTCTAATAATGTAAATACTACAACAAACACTCAATTTAAATATAACTTTTTAGGAGGCAATTTTCATGCTGAAGATATGGAGATGTGTGTATCCAGTATAACAATACCATATTCTTTTTTCAATGTATCACAGTTTTACAATAACCAAATATTTCAGCTTATTTTTCCTACTGGTGCAACAACAGCCACATTAACCATTACATTAACGTCAGGATTTTATACTGTAACAGATATACAAAATTTTATTCAAAATCAAATGATTTCTGCTGGTTATTATCTTATCAATTCATCCAAACAAAATGTTTATTATTTTACAATTGCTACAAATACTACTTATTATACTACTCAAATTGTATGTAGTGCTGTTCCTACTACATTACCATCAGGATATAGTTATGCATCAAGTGGAGCATATTCTACATTAGGTGGTCTACCTTCAACATCAAATCAAGTTCCTCAGTTAGTTATATTAAGCACAAACACATTCGGAACAATTATCGGATATACAGCAGGAACATATCCAGCTACAGCAACACAAGCATCAGGAGTTTATACAACAACAGGAACACTTACCCCAGTAGGTTCAACTGTAAATAGTATAGTCATTCGTTGTAGTATTTTAAAAAATAATGTCACTGTTCCAAGTGATATATTAGATGGATTCCCTATCAATGCTACATTTGGAAGCAACATAACATATAACCCCAGTTTCGAAAAATGGATTACTGTAAATAATGGTACATTTAGTAATTTCTATATAAACTTTGTAGATCAAAATTTAAACACAATTTATGCTAATGATCCAAATATTGCTGTGACATTATTAATTAGAAAAAAAACAAATTCAAAAATATAATCTTTATACATAATATAATGAAACATTTACATGCTATGATTCATTCACACAAACACTTTCATAAACTTAGGCATTTACAACATCAGGCAATGCATCATGCTAAGCATATACACGGTAAAATTCACAGCCATCTCTCTCATGCTAAGCATCATTTAGGACACATGCATCATGCTAAACACATCGCTCATGGTGGAGCAGCACAGAAGAGAGAAGGAGGTGGTCGCCATGCATTAAAATTTAAAATGTAAATATATATGGATAATCCTTTAGTAGAAGATATGTCAGATAAAACAGACGAGCATAATTGGAGTAAAGACATTGAAGAACAATTAGAAAATATAAAAGAAAATTCAAGACAACAAGCAGATATATCTAAACGCCAATATTTAGAATTATTATTTTTACAAAAATATTTTAAAATACCTGTTATAGTATTAAGTGGATTGAATAGTATTTTTGCAATAGGATTAAATAATTTTATGGAACAAAATATTGTCTCTATTTTAAATTGTATAATAGGTTTTATAGTTGCTACAATGGGAAGTATAGAATTATATTTAGGAATCACAAAAAAGATGGATATAGCATTAAATTCATATCAATCTTTTTATTTATTAAGTATAAAAATAAACAACTGTCTGAGGTTAGAACGAGAACATAGAACAGAAAATGATGCCAAAGCCTTTTTAACAGCTTGTTTAGCAGAATACGAACAACTTTTCTCTCAAAATAATATTAGTAATGAATATTATGAAGATAAATTAACAAATATAGAATTAATTGTAAATAAATAATCTTTTAGTATATATGGAATTATCTTTTCAAATAAAATCAAATTTTATAATAACAGATGAAATGAAAGAAGAAATAAAAAAACAATTATTTACAAATGTAACAATTAAAAAAATTAAGAAAAATAAAAAAATTAATAAAAAACGACGAAAATAAAATATTTAGAAAATGTATAAAATATGCCTGATTATTCAAAAACCGTGATATATAAAATACAGCATAGAGAAAAGCCAGAATTGTTATATGTAGGATGTACAACTAATTTTAATGCAAGAAAGAATCAACATCGTAGCCGATGTAATAATGTAGCAGATAAAGAACATGACCATTATAAATATATCATGATTAGAGAGAATGGTGGATTTGATGCATTTGATATGACACCAGTAAAACAAATATCATGTCAAACAAAATTAGAAGCAATGATAGAAGAAGAGAGAACAAGACAAGAATTAAAAGCAAATTTAAATGTTATGACAAATCCAAAATTAATTATAGAAAAAAAACCTGATCCAGTTCGTCCTTTTCTCTCGATTAAAACAAAACAATATACAGAAAAAGATTTAGTAGATTAATATATATGCCTGATGAATTAAGTCGTTATATTCATGATTTTATACGTCCACAATTATGGCGTAAAGGTTCTTATATACATCAACATAGTTTATTTTTTAAATATGAATTAGGAAGAGAGATAAGAAAAGGAACATTGTTAAGAATATTAAATAATGTAATATTTATAAGAGAATTTCTCTCTATATTATAATGCCATATTTATATAATAACAAGGGCATATATAATAATAATGGAGTGGAAAACAATTGAAATTAATCCAAAATATGAAGTTTCTAATTATGGAGAAGTTCGTAATAAAAAAACAGGACGAATATTAAAAACTTTTTTAGATAATTCAGGTTATAAAACTGTAGGATTAGGTTCTAAAATAAGACATCAAAAAATTCATTGTTTAGTTGCATATACATTTATAGGAGAAAGACCTAATAATTTAGAAATAGATCATATAGATAGAGACAAACTTAATAATAAATTAGAAAATTTAAGATATGTAACTAAACAGCAAAATAAGTGGAATAGAAAAACAAAACAAATAAGAGAATGGATACTTATTGATAAAAAAACAAAAAAAGAATATACTTATTATAAAGTAGAATATTCAATAGAACTAAATATACCTCATACTAAATCATTTAATACATTAGAAAAAGCAGAAAAATATTTAGAAGAACTAAAAATAAAATATCCAAGAATTATATAATGTCTCCATTTGTAATTCGTAAAGTTAAAAATCAAAATCTTTATTCAGTAAAAAATAGAGACACAGGACAGGTTCATTCTTATGGAACAACAAAAGAGAATGCCTTGAAACAAGTAAGGTTATTATATTTATTAGAGAGAAAGAAATAAATTATCTTCATTATAATCATTAAAATCAATAAATAACCATAATCTTTTTATATTAATTTACCATAAAATATGTAATGCAGCATATCCTTTTGTTCCTTTTATATTATCTTTAGAATGACGAAGATGATATAAACGACGCCTTTCTAATGCATATTCTAAACCATATAATTCAATAAAAGTTGGAAAATCTCCAAAATTTAAATTTCCTATACTAAATAAATAATCATTATTTTTATATACATCTATTTTTTTATCTTTTTTTGTTGATGGTAATATAGTATATCCTAATTCTTTTGCTCTTTGATAAGAATAATTTGTAATTTGGTACATACTATTTGTCTCTATTTTAATTTTCGATTCAAATTATTTTTAATTATAAATTGATTATAAGCTTGTTTTGCTTCATCTTCTATTTTAAAATAACCAACAATATTATATTTATAATTAATCATGATCCTAACTTCATATAATCCTTTTGTTTTTCTAATACACATTATAATAAAAAAATAAATAATCTTTATTATATAATGAATGCAATAATTTATAAAACAGAAAATAGATACGATAAAATATATTCTATGTTAAAATTAATAACTCTTTATAAAAGAGTAAAAAGAAATAATAGATTAGGATTTCCTGAACATAGAGGAGCAGTATTTGGAGTAATAAAACCAAGATTTAAATCAAAACCTGAATTATCATTATATAGTCGTAAATATCCTAAAATATATGAAGAATTGCAAAAGATAGGAAAAGAAATATGTCCATTTGAATTTAAAATAATACAAGTAAATCATAATTTAGTATGTCCGCCTCATAAAGATAAAGCAAATTCATCACGCTCTATTTTAGTAAGTTTTGGAGAATATACTGGAGGAGAAATAGTAATTGAAGGAACTAAATATAATGCATATCATACGCCGATTGAATTTGATGGTTGTAAATTAGAACATTGGAATGAACCAATAGAAGGTAATAAATATAGTCTTATTTTTTTTTCTTAATACGAACATTAGGTAATCCTTTAAATATACCAGATTTTTTAATATTAAATGTCAATTCAGGCCATTTTTCTAATAATTTATTTACATTTTCAAGATATACTTCTCTTGTTCTATATACAGATAATCCACCTTTTGCATCAAATTTTGTTTTAAAACAAACTTGACCATAACGTACAATAGATCCATATTTATTAAGATACATCATCGTCCTATCATAATCTTCACATACATCAATATCACCTTTAATAGAATGATCTACTTTAAATATATGTATAAATCCAACACATAAATAATTACCTTCTTTAAATTTCCATTCTTTAAGAGAGAAAAAAGAATTACTAGAAGGATTAAATGAAAGTAATCCTGATTTACTATTTTTCAAATATTCTATGCATTCATTGAATATTTGTCTCAAATTTTTATTTTCAAAATGTTTATAACTTTCAATATCATCATCCATACTAATAATAATTTCTCCTTCAAGATATTGAGATTGTATAAATTCTCTTTGTCCTCTAATAGTTATAATACCGATTACAATGTTATAATTTGGATAATTATTTTTATAAATATCATATTCATCTTGATTTGCAACATAAATAGTAATTTCATTAGGTTCAAATCCTTCTTTTTCTAAAAGATTAATAGTTTTAATAGTATATCTTTTATAAGTAGGAATTACTATCATTACATTAATATTACAAAAAAATGATGAATAAAAAATTGAATGAAGAATAAATAGTAATAATATTGATAAAATGTCTATTAAAGGAGAAATTACGATTCCATCAGCAACTATATGGTTGATAATGTCTTCTAATGGTGAGAATGATAAATTTATTAATAAATTCTGTAAATATCTTGGTAATTTAAGTGAATTATATTTAGAAGTAGCAGATGTATATATGACTGATTATGGAGAGTTTGATTATTTTGGAACAGGATGTCATAAAATACTATGGGCTATATTAAAAGCATTTAGTGAAATGAAAAGAACACTATTAAATGAATATTATGTAAATGTAGAAGAACATATGATAGAAAAAAAAAGACAAGATGAAGAGATAATGGAATTAGGTGAAG